TAGCTGAGCTACCATCTACAGCACTTTTAGCCGCTTCTCCAGCAACAGCTTTAGATTTAATATCAGCCGCACTTGTACCACCTATATCACCAGTAAAAGTACCGCTTAATATAGATGCCTTACTAAAATTTTCTACATTACCTAAACCAACATCTGATTTAGTAACGCCTGACCTAATATCTGCTACTGATGTATTACCTACATTACCAAGACCAACATCTGACTTAGTGGGCTTGTTATCAGTTCTGTAAAAAGCAGATAAAGACTTAGTACCAAAAGTACCGGTTACATTACCAGCAAAATCAGAGTCAGCTCTTTGTACTTGTTTCCATTGTTTAGCCATTATCTACTTCTTGTAATTCATAATTAGGGTCGGCTTTAGCCGCCTCTTCAAATGCTTTCATAAATTTTTTGTGCATTTCATATACCCAAGCACCTTCACCTACTTTAACTTCAATACCTGATATTAGTGTGCAGATACCTTCAAGTTCTTGTGTGGTACATTTAACTACTTTCAACTTCTTCTTTTCCATTACTATCTCCTTGTTCTAGCATAGCTTTAATAAACTTAACTTTTAAATAAGTCGTTGTTGCTTGTTCTATTTCTCTACCCCTATAGTTTCCATTCAACATCATATCATAAATATAATTTATGTCAGAAAGTTCTAACTTTGATAGTTTTTGTTGTAAGTCTACTACTTCTTCATTGGCTTTCGCCGGTTTTAATTTTGATTTTGCATCATCCCAGAAACTCATTTATCGTTTAACTCTCTTTGTTCTTTTAGTGTTAAACCATTTGATAGCACAAAATCATCAAGGTTGTAAGGCATTTTCATATTTTTTTTATATTTCCTTAAGTTTTGATATCCTTTGTGGTCTGGTCCCATAGTTAACTGAGCAGTCGGCATAACTGTTTTACCATCTTTATCTTTTGTGCGAAATAAGTTTGGATTAACATTAGCTGTCATTGCTTTTTTTAACTCATCTAACCAATCTTGTTCCTCCCATATTTCACAATCAATCATTTTTCCTTGGTCTAATCCCATATCTTTCTGCATTAACCATACTCTTCTACCACCCCATAAAACTTTACCATCTGATGTGGCTACAATATAATCGTATTCTTCAGGTTTATAACCTTTATCTTGTAAAGATTTTTTTAGGGGTTCGTATTCATAGAGTGGTAAGCCTACATACTCCTTACCTGAAGTGCCAGTCTCCTTTTCAGGAAACTGACCACTGTCGGGTAAAGAACATTTTAGGTCTTTTAAAGCAAAAGATTTTATTACTTTCTTAGCCATTTTTTACTCCTAAACGTCTACGACTACATATTGATTACCACCAAACACTCCCACTTGACCCACTATTAGGTTCGATGGAGTATTTGCCGCACTCGAAAAGGTTGAGTCTCCGTCTACATCTTCTGCTGTCAATGTAAGAGGTGCTGGACCTTTAGTTGCTATGCTGTTGGTTACAGTTGTATTGAAACTAGCATCATCATTTAATGCGGCGGCTAGTTCATTTAGTGTTTGTAAACCTGCTGGTGCACCATCAAGAATATTACCTTCTGCTAGAGTAGCGGCGGCGGTTTTAGCTTCGTTCAATGTAGAGCCACCAATTTTATCAGCGTCAATAGTTTGAGCCGTTCCGTCAAATTTAATCTTACCAGATGCTACTGTTATTGCTTGGTCAACAACACTTCCCAGTCCAACCATTCCCTTACTAACACCTGCTACAGTTCCTGTGAAAGTAGGATTTGCTGTAGGAGCTTTTGTTGCTATTGAAGCCGCTTGTGCTGTTGATACAGGCTTTGCCGAATCTGCTGTATTATCTACACTTCCCAATCCAACATTATCTTTAGTTACACCTTCTCTTATTGCAGTAGTAGTAATGTTACTTACACTTCCTAATCCAACGTGTGTTTTACTAACACCTGCTACCGTACCACTAAAAGTTGGAGATGTAAACATAGTTGTTTTAGATTCATTTGTTACTTGGTCTAGACCTACATCACTTTTAGTTGTATTAGAGTTTAAAATAGTTGTAGGTGCGTTTGCTAAGTCAGTTTTAATAGCTCCTAATCCAGTAGCACTTACTGAACCTGAACCAGCACCAGTTAACGAACCATCAGAGTTTATACTAATAGAAGCGTTTTTTAAGGTTGATGGAGCGTTAGCTACTTTAATTATTGGGTCTGAACCAGATGTGTCAAAAGCTGGTTTTATCGTTGCACCATCTGCGGCACCACTTACGACAGTAGCATTAGCTGTTCCACCAATGGTACCAGTTAAGTTTCCACCTAATATTGTTGCTTGATTTTTGTTTTCAACATTATTAAGAGACATAGTAGTCTTTAATGTAGATGGACTTTCGTTAACTACTTGGTCCAACCCAACGTCAGTTTTAGTTGTCTCACTGTTCTTAATAGCGTCTGGAGCGTTACTTAAATCAGTATCTACTGCTCCAACTCCTGCTGGTGTAACCTGACCTGAACCAGCTCCGCTTAATGTACCATCTGCATTAATAGTAACCCCTGAGTTTTTTAACCCAGCGGCGGCATTACTTTCCTTTAAAACATTACTTCCATCGAACGCCGCATCTGTTACTACTTTCGATGCAGTTCCTGCTGACGCTCCTGATTTAATATCCGCTACAGATGTACCATCTATTGTACCTGTAACTTTACCAGTATAGTCCTCATCAGACCGCTGGATTTTTTTCCACTCTTTAGCCATAGTGTTATTCTCCTATACTTCGACTGATACCAATAAGGACCCTTGAGACCTATCATAGTAGATAGTTCCTTCGGAGTTGTCTGCTGGTGCCGATGTTCTTGGTTTCAAATGCACTGCTCCCTGATAGTCTACAGAGAACACTTGTGTGCTGTTATTTAAGATTTGAAACAAGTCTCCTGACGATACAGAACCACTTGTTTTATGTTTTAAAATATTTCCAGATACTAAGTCAGGCAATACTTCTACGTCAGTAGAACCATTGTCTCTATACATTTTACCATCACTTGTATTATACCATACAAGCTTAGTATAGACATCCTTGACTAGATTAGGACTTGATAAACTTCCTGCCATTATTTACCTCTCTTAGGTAGTTTTTTAATTTTTCCATTGTGCGTTCTAGCAAATCTATGCGTAGCTGTTTCCCTACTTGGTATAAGCCTACCTGAATATCTTTTGCCACCAAACATCCAACTTATTAAACCACCTTTACCAGCCATTATAATTTCTTAGCCTTACTTACTGCTTTAGCTTTATTAACTGAACCACAATTACATCTCCATTTTTTTAAAGCTAAATTAATTCTACTCTTAGGGTCGTTTCTAGCTTTAGCACCAGTAAGTCTTTTTTTCATACCACACATTCTAGCACAAAAACTTTTACGCCTTGCTTTTGCTTTACCAGTAGGATTCTTTTTAGTTACTGGAGCTTTTAAAGTTCCTTTTTTGTAACTAGCTCTACCTTTAGCATTTAAGCCACCTGATTTAGATTTACCTTCTTTTCTAGTCCAAGCTTCTGACATTATCTTACTCTAGTGTATACAGGGGCAACTGGTGGTTGAACTCTAGTTGTTACAGGAATACTAGGAAATTTTACTCTAGTTAATACAGGAGCTGTTGATTTAGCAACTCTTGTAGAGACTGTACCAAATAAAACTGCACCAAGTATAATGTTTGTAAATGGGTGATTGATGTCATTGAATGATTTATTAAGTGTGCTAAAGATTGCATTTGACATTAGAAATCCACCTGTACTCTAGTTATAGTAGAACCATCTCTGCCTCTAAAAGCATACGCTCTTCCTTTTTTTACTCCAGCTTCATATTTTTGCATATAATATTGTGCCAGTGGAATTGTTTCCACTTTTCTTTCATAGCCATTTGCTATTACTCTTGCAACTAATGTTTCGTGAAATTGTTCTGGTATTTCTGTTGCTTGTTCCTTATAAGTAGCATCACTTACTTTTGCATCAGAAGCTAGTATAGTTTCTAAATAAGTATCTCCTGCAACAAAGCCATCTCTTTCAGGAGTTTCGTCTGGTATTAAAAATTTATCTGGACGTTGTATATATAACAAAGATACTAGCTTACTTGTATCTGTATGATTTGTGAATTTACCAGCTCCAGCATCATAATATACGATGCAAACGCTGTCTCTTTCTATCCACCATACTGTTTGGCTAAGGCTTATGTTATTTCGTTCCATTATATCAAGTCTCTCTCTAGGGGTCTGTTCAATAATTTCTTGATTGATTTACCATCGTAATCTACGGACTTTACTTTTATAATGTGCTTTTTTAATGGATAAACTCTTTGTCCAGCTTTATAACTAGTTTCTCCACTAGGGTTTGCTATATTGAATTGGTCAACAGATTCTATTATTTCTGTTCTTGAACCAAAGTCATTTAAAGCGTCATTTAAACTTCTTATTATTTCTACTTCACCCATATCTGGATGATGCTGTCTTACTCTGTCTATCATTTCTTTTAATTTCATACTTTAGCCTCTTTATCTGGAGAACCGGTAGGACCTATTTGAATATTAGACTGTATAAATTCTTGTTTCTTTTGACCAAGCATTTGTAGTTGACCTTGAGTCCATTGATAATCTAATGATATTTTTTCAATATCTGTTTTAAATTTTAAAGCGTATGAGTTTGCTCTTTGTATTTCAGAGCCTATAGCTTGTAAAGTTGTACCAGCCATATCTTCGTCTTCGTCATTTAACCAATACTGAACACTCATACTTGCACCAGCATTATCTCCGCCAATACTAGCACCGCTATCAAATAGTGTTTTAGCTTTTGCTAAAGCATCTGCCCATTCTGCATCTAAACCCGCTGGAATACTTGTTCTAAAATCAGCTAATCTTTCCATTAAAATACATTCAGCGGCGTGTAACAAAACTAATTCTTTAAATATATTTGGGAAATGTTTATCAGCCGCTCCAACATAACTAACTCCATTTAAAGGTCCCCAACTAGTTATTGTTATTGTTTCAGCAGAATCATTTATAGTTCTACCTGTTGAAGCAGGAACACCGTATACACTTAATTTATTACTAGTGCTAGTTGCTGGTTTGGCAAATAGTCTTCCTTCAGCGTCTAACCAATAAACAGGGTCATCACTTAATGCGTAATAAATACTTGATGTGTCTACTACATCATTAGCTAATCTATCTGTTACTGGTCTACAGTATTTATCACCTCTCATTACATCTGTAATGTATGATAAATTAAACGATGACTCCCAGTCTACGTTAGAACCTGTGTTGTTATTAAAATCAATTTTATAAGCAAAAAGTCTTAACATATCTGGGTTCATAGCTTTTATTGCACCCAATGTGTAATCAACACCTTTTTTCAATGCGTCAGCTACAGTTTCACTACTTACGCTATTTGTATAATTTTGTATTTTACTACTAAACGACATATGCTCTCTCTGTTATATGAGGGGTCCGAAGACCCCCCATAATATACCCTCTATTGTTTACGGTACAAACTTCATAATAGCGTGGGTTTCAGGTAGACTGATTTCTAAACCGGCTTCGGTTAGAACCATATCTTTCCTTCCATCAACGTTATTATTCTGAATGTTCGTCATAATATGAGTGTCTCTTGATACTCCATTACCAGCAAGTGGGCGATACTTAACATTAGCCAAGTCGATTGCCAAAGCAATGTCTTCGTCTTGGTTTCTGAAAAGAGGCTCTGCAACAAAGTGTAAATTACCAAATATGGTATTTATCTTTGTAACTGAGTGTCCAAATTGCCCTTGAATGTTTTGAACATCCAAGTTGTACTGAGAGTTTCCACCAACGGTATTCTTTAAAAAACCACCAGTAGAAGCAGATAACTTCTGCAACCAAGCTAGAATCTTACGAGAAGTCAAGACTAACTTATCACCACTATTACCTGTTTCAGGTGCAAAGAAAACTTGCATCTGGTCTAGGAAATCGTCATAAGTAGAACTTGAATAATCAAAGTTCATCACTTTACCATTCGCCTCAGTATAAGGAACCATCCCGTGTGTATATCTAACAGGACCTGAACCTGATTCGTTAGAAGAACCAACACCAAACAACATAGCGTGTTCGATATCCATTTTATGTTCCATTAACTTATCAGCCCAAACTCTGCGATATTCATCAGGACGACCTCTGTAACGAGTAGCTAGAGCTGTACCACTAAAGAGCTGAATAGCTGTCTTAAAAATCTGACAGTATCCTTCTCTTGAGTACATCTCATCTTTCCATCCATCAGGGTCATCAGTTCCTTCACCCCAAGCACTACCGATTACCTGTCCCTTAGCACCGATTTCGATGTCTGTTTCAGCGATAGCTTCTAGAGCTGTTCCAACTATACCCGTATGAGTGTTAGCATCACTTGCATCATAAGTAGCGGCAACGCCATTACCGGGAGTTACAGCTGTTACTTTAACAGCTTTACCGGCAATACGTAATACCTGACCTACTAAAATATAAAGTGGTGCGGCACTTGTTACTGAGTTACCATACTTGTCATAATCACAAGTAAGGTCATATGCTACGTCCGTTGCATCCTTAGCATAAGCCGCTCCATCTGTCTCTACTTTAAAGTTCCTACGTTGCCACTGATGACGTTGTTCAAGAAATTTGAAAACGGGGTCATCTGTAGACTCCTTCGCAACTTTAGAAAGATAGACAAAGAACGGTGACTGCTGAGGAGCGAGTTCTGCAACTCTCTCGCCAAAATTATAAATTCGGCGGGAGTCATTGATGCTTACACCTTGAGGTGCGACACCAGTACTGTTACTAAAAGCATTAGCCATTAGTTACTCCTTAGTTATAGAAATCCTTAACCGAAAGGATTTCTGTTCTTATAATCTGTAACCATAGAGTCCATTACCGAGTCACTGCCACTTCCACCAGAATTAGTTTGAGAAGGTACAACACCCATAGGTGTTGGAACCTGCTGTGCCCTTTTTCTTTGTTCGAAGCTTTCATTCGGAGCAGTTTGAGTTACAGGTGTTGAAGCCTGTTGTCCCCCATTTTGCATCCTATATAGCTGAAATAGATTATCAACCGTTATGTTCTTAGGGTCATCCATTACTTGAACAAATTGGTTTATCTCGTCTTGAGATGCTCCGTATGTTTTAGTAAGATGTTCTCCCATCTGAGCCATATTATTTGCTTGATGTTCTTTTTCAGATTGTTGCCTAAGAATATCTTCTCTCTCTTGTATCAACCGCTGTCTTTCTTCTTGTACTACTGCTTGTGTATATTGAGTGTGTAACCTATTGTACTCATCCATATTATCACGCCAGTTATCTACTTCATCAAGGTAAGCCGCTGATTCAGATTGAGGGTCATCCATAGCGTCCTGTCTACTAAATCCACGAGGTTTCCCCGGCTTCATTGGAGGTTCAGGAAACTGTTCCTCTGGTTCTGGTTCTACGTCTTCTGGCTGAAGAGGTTGAGCTTGTTGTTCAAGAGCATTAAGCCTAGACTCAAGTTCTTGTTTTTCATTACGAGCTTTATCTGCTTCACTTTGCCAGTATTGGTAACGCTTGACATCGTTATCCAAAACAGCAGGTTCTGCCGTTGCTCCTTCTTGAGGTATCTCCACAGGTGAAGGCTCGTCAGGGGCTTGGGGCTGAGTTTCCTCAACCTTATTTGCACGGAAAAATTCATCTACTAGCTGGGCTTTATCCTTTGTAGCGTCAAACGCTGACTCAGGTGTCATACCCTGCTCTTGAGTTACTTCTGGACTAATTGGTTCGGTACCCTCTTGAGGGGCGAAATCTTCTTCCATTAGTTTCTCCTTTTCATTTTGTAGGCTCTAATTGGACTTAGAGGTGCTACTTTCTTTTTTACTTTGAGCTACGCTATTGCGTACTTCGCTCTTTACCTGTCCAAGGGCGTCATCAAGGCGTTTCTCGAATAATCTACCTGCCGATTTTGATTGGGTTGAGGTTTTATCGAGTTCCGACTTAAATTTTTCTATCTCAGCTCTTTGCTTAGCGTGATATACTTCTCTTTCACGGGTTTGCATATCGCCTTTTAATTTCTTTATTTCTTCTTGTTGTGTTTTTACTTGTCCTTGTAATTGTCCAACTAAATCTGTTCTTTCTAAGATACCTTCCATATCAAATACTTCAGTTTTCTTCAAGACTTCTTTCTTATCAATAATGCCTTTTTCATAAGCATCCATATACATTTCAAGCTGTGCATAACGGTTAGTTGGTAACGTAGACCCAGTAACAACAACAACATCAAAACTTCCTCTGGATATATCATTTATTACGCTTACCTCTCCTGTTTTATCATCATACAATTTTTTATTAATAGCAATTTCTGATAAACTGTTATTTGGCTGGACTATTCTAATTACTTTTTCTGCTTGATACAGTTGTTGCATTAATGGAATAGCGACCTTTGCTAATCTAACCAAACCTGTTTCTATGTCTTGTAGCTTTGATTTAATTTTTCTTTGACCAAATTCATCTAAGCTAACAGTAGCTTTGTATGTATGAGGAGCCGCTTGAGCATTTCCCTGCATAAGTTCATACAAACCCAATGCGTGGTCTATGTCCTGTTTAGCTACCTGTTCATTCTGATATAATGTATTAGGTAATGGTGTAGGCTGTACAGGTTGTGGTGCTCCAGAATCCATATCAACTTCTATTGCAACTCCCGGTTGAGCCCATCTTTGTTCAAAGTCCTGCATATCTACAGAACCGCTTGGTATTAAAATTTTTGTGTTTGTACTTGTAGTAGCGTGTGCAATAATAAGAGACCGTGTCTTATTAATATACTCTTGCATATCTTTGACCATTCGGACATCAGATACCGGGTAGGGTGTTCTAGTGTGAATATTCATAAAGACAACAACAGGGTAATGTTCCATAGGGAGTACACGGGAGTAGAGATATTTATCTCCCATAATGACGCACTGTTTAACCCTTTGTACTGGAACTGACACGGTCTCAATTAATCCTTCATTTATTAAATCTGCGTGAGTTATCTCTTCTATGTTAGGCATAGGTGGGGCATCTGTTCCCTCTTGCTCTGCTTGAGCTAATCCTTGTTCATACTGAGCCATTAATTGGCTAATAATACCTTCTGCTTTTTTTGCATCAGTAATAGGCTGTCCGTTTATTTTTACAGCAGGTCTAGAAAGATACTCTTGCATTTCTTCTTCAAGAAACACTTCTTCACGTTTTTCAACATTGTTTTTAACGTGATATCTCTTTACCCATACTTTATAATAACGCTCATAACCTCGTATGTATTCGTTACTTTCTCCAAAGTTTATATCTGTTTTTGTTGCAGTGTCTTCTGGAAAAACAATTCCCTTGTCGTCAACTCTTCGTGTAGTCGGTCTATCTGTGTGTAAATCAGACTCAGCATTTTTAATAGCCTCTTCGTATTGAGGATACATTTGTCTAGCCTGTTCTTTAGTAAACATACGGCTAACAATAATATTTTCTGCATCTTCTGCTAATCTATCTCTTGAATTTGGGTCTATATATACATCTAATGGGTCAATGTCGTGAATACAAACTTCACCACGACCATAATCTTTCAAGGGGTCAATATAACACATCATAGCTCCCATACCCATCGTATAGTAGTCGTCTATGCAGTTGCGGAGTGCCTGAGTCCCATCTGATATGTACCACATATATTCTAGTAAACCATTGAAGACTTGTGCTACCTTATTGTCGGAATCTTCTCTCGGTGATACTCTAAATTGTGGTTTTCCTGAAGTAAGAAGTGCCTTTGCGGCTTCTACTGCTGGATGGATTCTGTTTACTACAAGAGGTGCTTGACCCCTCTCAAGTAAGGTTTTTTCTTGCTCTTGAGTCCACTGCCTTCCTAAACGGAACTCAGCATCTTCTTGGGCGTGTTCTGCCCAGAGCTCTCTCTTATTAGAATAAGATTTAAATATTGCTTGTGTCTTTTCAACGATGTCATCGGGGACTTCGCCTTCTCTCTCTACGTACGCCATTGGGGGAAAGTTAAGGACTACATTGTCATCCAGTCAAGTATTTTCCTAGGTTTTTTCTTTACTTCTCCTTCAAGATATTCTTTTCGCCTACAAGGTTTAACTCCATCTATTGCGTAATATATCCCATCTAGTATATCATCGTGTTTACCTCTGGGGTATGATAAAAATTCTTGTTGAGCGTGTATATCTTCTGCTCTAAAGAAAAACTCACCTCTAGCGAGTGGGGCAACCAAGGACAACAATCGTTCGGATTTTCTCTGTCTTGGTTTTATGCCTTTTTCAAGTCCCGGTATATATAGGTTCTCTTCAAGCATCTGTTTTCTCACGTTACTCCTCAGTGCCTCTTGGTAGCCCACAGTCTCTATTTTCATTTTTCTAGGTTTATATTTTTTATAAATTTCAATAATCTTACTTGGCTGGATTGCAGGGTCCAGTTTATCACGGAGAATATCAACAATATACTTATTACCATCACCATCGACAGCCATAGTAGCAATAACAAAGAAATCGCTCCTAGCAGATAGACTAGAAGCAGGGTCAATCCCGCAATAAATGTCAACAGGTTTATACTCTGTTTTACCGTCAATCGTCCGAAAGAGTAAATTCTGTCCGTCAATTCTTTTATAGGTATAATGATGTAGTTTAATATATTGTGGTTTAAACGGTGCGTTGTCCGGGCTTTGTGCTTCATTCATATACTCCTGATAGAATCCATTTAAGTTACCAACAGATTCAAATTCTGCTTTTATCTGTAGTATTCGCTCTTCAGGGAATCGTTCCTCCCAGATTGATTTGCCATCGTCTCCATAGATAGCATACCATAAAACATTCCAAGCTGGAGATTCCTTAGCCCAATATAAGAAACAATCCTCTGAAATAACAGTGCCAATCATAACTACCCGTCCCTCGTCCGACAGGGAAGGGATTACTGCTTCCGTAATCCACTTCCTATTTTTCGCTCTTCCTTCTGCTGTAGCCGCATTCAATTCTGATTCGTAGTCATCTACAATAATGAGGTTAGGACGAGTATCACCCTCAATAAACCCACGTACACGCTGACCAGTACCAACAGCAATAACACGAGTTCCGTTAGCGAGTACAATGTCGTTGTTGGTCCATCTTTTTGCTGTTGTTGCACCATAGTCTCCAAACATTTGTTTAAAATTATTAGAATTATCTAAATGGTATTTTATTCTAGATAAGAAGTTAATACTCTGAGATTGTGACTCAGATATAATAACTATAAAGAGGTCCTCGGCTGATGGCTTAAAAGCTATTCTGTGAAGGGGTAGAATCAAGGAGGTCACGGTACTTTTAGCAGTTCCTCTCGGAGCCGCTATCAATACCCGCTTTAAAGACACATCAGCCAAGGATTTATAAATCTCGTTATGAAAAGGAGGTATATCCTTATTTAAAGCAGTAGGGAACATAGTTCTTCCAAAAAGACCTATGTCTCTCTTCAGCTTTTTTAAAGCATTTTGCTCAGCCCATTTTTCCTCAAAGGAATCTATCTTGACTGCTGATTGCAATTATTCCTCTTCATCTTTAGTCTCAATAGGAACTTCTTGCTTTCTTGTGGCTATAAGCTTATTTTCTTCTTGGTTGATACTATCAATCAAAGACCTAGTCTGTACAGCTTCTAATCTATCAGTAACGGTTACTGTTTCTTTGTCTTTCATTCCGTGTATTTCCATACCATCGTTAACAAAGCCCCTTATCCCGTTGACATCTTCTTTCTTTAATGCAATGTCTACGCCCTTCTTCATTAACTCGATAAAATAGTCCGCATCCATCATATTGGAAGCCAACATCTTCTGTGCCTCATCTCTTTTCATAGTTTTAAAACTCTCCGTTCTCATATGGCGTTTAAGCTTCCTTCTCTTACTTACGGAAACACTACCATATACTTTATCAATAGCTACATCTCTGTTCTCAGTAACTGCCGCCCAGAAAGCTAAGTCTTGATAGTCTTCTGAATTACATCTTACTTCCAGCCAGTTCTTACCTGACATAGTAGTATTGGTGACTCTACCGCCACAATTAAGTTTCTTATTAGGATATTTAGAATCCCACATAATATAACCAAAAGCAAACCTATAATACCACGAATTTCTGCCATCCTTAGCTTCATATTCTTTTTTCTTTATAATCTTAGCTACATATTCATCATCAGTGAGTGCATACTCACCTTGATTAGATTTTTGCCAGTGTTTATAGGGAATATTGGCTAATTCAGCTTCTTCTTTGGTATATATAATATAATCTGTAGGACCTATGTCCTTATGGTTTATATTTACAGAGAACAAGGTACAATCTTAGCTTGACTTGTATTTATATAGCCTACTTTTTTATCTATCTTGTTATCTTTCCCACCAAATGCTGTGTTCTGTGGCATTTTGCGGTTCTCCCACTGATAGTTCCACTCTTTTTTATTAAGATGTGTTATGTTAAATACAAATATACTTGGCTTTACAGCTACTATGTAAAGAAAGTCTTTACCTGTTCTACCTGAATGTTCTACATTAGTATCAAACTTGTCGTATTCTATTAAACAATTATCGTAGTGTTTGCCACGTATTTTGATTTCAGCTATATATCTGTCTTCCTCAGCATCATAACTAGAATACTGCTCACCTGTTAATGTAAACTTCGTTCTAGCTTGTTGATTTAGCCAGTCACAGATGCTTTGCTCTGTTATAGGTTCTTTAATACCGATTTTAACGCTTTGCGTATTGGTATCCAAGTGTACACTATTATGTAACCCACTGCTAGTTGTAGCCATAGGTACATTATCCTGAACGTCCTGTAGATTATCTCTTTTAAATCTTCCATATGCCTCCATTATGTCGTGGTATTGTTTACCCCTAGTCACCTCAGCGTTGAATCCTCGTATAGATGCCAAGAACTCCCACACTTTCGTGTGATTCAGCTTATTGTTAGGTAACAAGTATTGAGCGATGAAACTATGTTCTTCGTTTAAGTTACTCATATTGTGCGAAACAACCCCTTATTTATTAAATCAGTTCTATTGAACTGGTCACAAAATATACTAATAATGTAATAACAAATAGTAAGCGATGCAATAGTCAGTTTACACTTGACCTAAAACCTATAGGTGCTTCTACAGCAACTACTTACTGATTTAGGCTTAAAGTTTCTTTTTCTTTTTTAATCTTCGGGTTAACAATCCTAACAGTTTCGTAGATATTATGCCTCCAACACCAGTTATCACCCTCCGTAGGGTCGATATACCAGTGCTTTAGGCTATCATTAGAAGCAATTATCTCCTTATAGTGAGGAGGGCATACTTCTTCTGTATCAGAAATCTGTGTAAAAGTTAACATAAAGATAATAATAATCAATTTTTCCATACGAAAACTTACAAAAAAATATTTTAAAAAATACCGTAGAATGGGAGTACGTGATATACATTGCACCGTACCCCGTCCGTTTTCACGGGCGTGGGGTACCGCTCCTGTTGAATCGCTTTACAGCGATGTAAACAGTCGCCCCTCCACTGGTTCAACGAACAGGTACTAGGTGCATCAACCCCTGCTTGTTATGAAGATGTATCTATCATACATCATAACCACAAAGGAAACCTTTATGTCTATGAATATAATATCAATCTCCAACACCACCCAAGGTAGTGTCAATCCTCGCACCCAAGAGTACGAGGCAGACCGTGACCGTTCTGGCAAAGTAATATACTCTGCCGAACGTTTCAAGGTTGTCACTACCCCGGATTCTACGATGCCTAGTCAGCTAACCGCAACCCAGATTAGTAAACTAATCCAGTTTGCCACTGACAACGGCACCTCCGTATCCGTAAAGGCTGGTGTGAACTATGAACTTAGCCGTTCGGACTCCCGAGACTCCTCGACTAATCCCAACGGTGTAACTCTCCAACCGGCAGTACTATGGTACTTTCGTCCGGAGAAACCACCTATGGGCGAGTTCAAGTTCTAACGAACCACTTACCGAGCACCGGGGACTATACGTCCCCGTTATGCCCGATGGCGTAGTTCTATTTTATCACACCCACTAAAGGATTCAGCAATAACCTTGGGGCAACTAAGTTAGAGGTTGCACAGTAATCTACTCACTATCAGTGCATACCGAGTAGTACCTACTAACACGCCCCATATTTACCCAAGTATAAGATTTCATTTAACCATAACGTAAACAGTAATCAACTGGAGGAAGTATGTCAAAGAAACCACAAACTGAAGAGATAGTAATATCTCGCAATGCTACTATGGAAATGGTAGTTATCAAGACACCACTTAAAGGTGTTAAGACTAGGACTGGCAAACAAGCCTATTCTAGCGTTACTAAGCATCGGAAGATACCGAAAGCTAAGTAGCTTATTTAGCACTAGTCATCTCGATGGACTCCGCATCCATCCTTATCTCTCTCTTAATATAAAGGGGTGGCTAGTGCACTGTACAATTACTATCAATAACCCTGTAACAAGGAGGCAATATGAAGAAGACTAGAATAAACTGGCACTTCATCATTAACGGTAGGCTCATAACCGTCAGAGCTAGTACCCACTATATGGCTTTAAAGAGAGCTAGAGGATTAACGACCTGTGGGTAAGGTCAAAGCTCAGTGGCTGGAGTACCTCTCAGAGGTGCTTCAGTTACCTGAAACAGAACTACTAAAGTATTCATTAAAAGAACTCAACAATATGCTTGAGGTATACGAAGGTAGTTTAGAACAAAAAGTAAAAGAACAAGATAATTATATTAACACGTTAATGCAACAAGACGGCTGGGATGTCGATGTTGATGAAGACGGGCATATATTTATCGTAAACGCAGAAGGAATAGGAGGTGCATCTTGATAGACGGATACTTATTCTTAAATGATTACCTAGATGTGTTACTAGTTGTCGGTTATTTGCTACTATTAATAAGTGTATTTGTATTAATAATGGTCGCAAACTATCACGTTAAACAAGTATCTCATTTAGATAAGCAAGTAGAATACTGGAGACAAAGATGTCTCAAAGAGAATATAAGATGAATGATGGTAAAGGGTTATCGCCAAAGCGAATATCGCCAATAGGTGGTGACCCTTCTCCGTATGAATGTCCTGAATGTGATTCACCTAACACAACTTATGAAGAATACATTACAAATGACCCTGAAGATTCAGAACTAGGTATTATTTGTGATGATTGTGAACATCAAGTAGAACCGGGTAACGGTTATAATATGGAGGATGAATAATGGAAACATTAGGAGCATTAATAGTAATAGCCCTGTGTATGATAATGGGCTCATTTTTAACTATACTGTATCAAGATAGAGATATCTGGAAACAATAACCCTAAAATAGGAGACGCTTATGCGTAAAATCGGAAGAATGATAATGTTTATCATAATGCCTTGGAAGAGAGCAACTAATGCTCTATGGTATCAAGTGAGACAACATCAAAAAAGATTGAATGGTATCACATTCAAATTAAATGAAATACAACTTGCTTTAGAGAACGGTAAGAGAAGAGGACGTCCTCGTAAGCAATCTTTAAAACCTCTGGCTGACAAAGGAGTCAAATAATGGCTAAAGTACTAGTACAGACCTTTGGTGGTGTAGTAAAAACTATGGACGCAGATAATCCGGCTGGATTGGCTGAAGCCCTTGGTATGTCTTTGGACAACACCACAATCAATGTCAATGCTAAGAAAGCAGAGCCCAACACAAATCTCAGAGATGATGATTTTGTTGCGTTTGTTACTGATAAGGTAACTTCTGGTTCTAAGTAGGGACTGACGTTCGGGGGGCTCTTCGGAGCTCCCTGAAAAGAATTTTTTAATTAACTAAGGAGGATAATAATGCACGAGAAATTATTATTTTTATCTAAGTATCTAAGAGCATTGTCAAAGTATGACGGTGGCACATTGGATGTCGATGAGGCAATGGAGTTAGCAAAGAATATGTTACCCAAAATTGATATGCACGATTGTACGCAGGTAACTATCAATGAGGGTCAAAGAGGGGTACAGAATTATTATGAGTTTTATGTTAAAATAGGTTCTCCTCAGTTTAGAGGAACTGTTAACTACACATTACCATCTCATTCTTTATTCTTTAATTCAAGATACCCTACAAATGTTCTTATTAGAATGACAGGCGATGAAAACCCGTTGTTTAAAAAGATATGTGTAGCTCAACAGGAAAACTGGGAACGCTCAAGTGGACGTAAGTATGTAACTACTCCATATTTAAATCAAGCAATACCAGTACATCCTCACGTTGGTAATGATGGCTCACCTTGTTTAGGTGGCTGGTCTAATGCTTGGGCAAGTGCTGTAAACTCTGGACAAATACCATCATTGGTAAATGTTTGTAAATCATTTTTAAATACGTGGACATCTAATGATGCCTTCTGGAATATTAATAGTGATTACAGAGAGTGGCGTTACCTTCCACCATTGTTCAAGAAAGCTGTGCCGTTTACTAAATGGCTAACTCAAAAGACTTTGTGGCTGGAGTTGTATAGTCGTAATTATGATTTTACAGGAACGGACACGTCTATGCCTAGACGTAGACAATTCGGTGAATGGATAATTGCTAACACTGGTGAATTAACCGCTATTGGTCAAATGTATGGTTTTGACGATAAATGGGGTATTATGGTAATGGATTTATTTTATGGAATCGCTCTAAATCAAGTAGTAAAGGGAGATACAGAATGTAGATACTTCAATGGGTTTAAGGACTTTTACAAACACATTGAACATATATTCTATGTAACCATTGGTAAAACTAGTACAGCTTTACAAGTACCTGATAACATTGCAACTAATTTAGCCGCTGAAGCAATGATGGGTGTACCTAAAACGTACCAAGTAAAACCTTGGACTAGAAACCGCTCAACTTTGCGATGTCCCTTGATTCAAATGAATACTATTATGATGGATGCAAGACAGCTCACTAGACAAGATGTTCACATTACAAGAACACCTGTCGATGTAGCTTCTCTTTTCCAATTTAAACGTAGTATTGAAAAAGGAACTGCAAACCAAGAGGTTAAATATCTTAACAAGAAAGAAGCACTTAAACACACTGCTTTTTACTTGAGTAGAAGTGATAGAATGTATAATGCTTATGAAACATTACACACATTTGCAAAACTTCACGGGCAAGATAAGACAGGGTTTCTCAGAAGAGATGACCACTTTGATATAGCTATAAATGTAGAATCATTTATAAGAGGTTATGTTGCTAACGGCGATGTATATAACAGAGAAGGTAGCGAAGTGGAAAAGTATTCTGAGCATTTCACAAACGAATGTGTAAAGAATTACACTAACGTAATTAACGAGTATACAAGGAGGTTAACTAGTGTCAGAGACAAACACAAAAGCATCATTCGAGATTCATATTTCGGAGATGATTCAGAACAAAATCAACTATCTGCTTTCTAGATTTAAGAAAACAGAATGGTCTGGTCCAGCGTGGTATAGTATCGATAAGACTGACGAAGACGGCTTCCCTGTGGAAGTCAGCTTACAGTACTTTAAACCTATACACTTAGGACACGGAACTGAAACTGAAGTTGATGGTGACGCAATGGGTAAACTATTACCAACAATCTATAAGAGATTTCCTGATTTAAAGGACTGTTTCTTAGGATTAATACACTCTCATCATACTATGGGTGCTTTTCTAAGTGGCACAGATAAAGAGACAGCTAAAGACCAAGCCGTAAAAGACGGTATATTCTTTAGTACAGTTGTAGCTTCATCTGGAGAACCATTTGATTGTTGCCTTACGTACAAAGACCAGTTTGGTTTTACAAACTTGGTAGAGGGTGAAATAACAACACCAGTTGTAGCTGTTGACATTCCAAAAGAATGGAAACAAGAAGCTACAAAGATTGAAAAAGCTAAGAAGAAAGAGAACAAGATTACGTACATAAATACATCTACGAATCAACTCTCTGCTTTTGGTGGACACAATCGTAACTATAACAATAACTACGGTTACGGTTATGGAGGCTATGCTAACTTAAATAGCTTAGCTACAGTAGAGGATGACAAGCCTCAAAAAAAAACTTCGGCATATGACGGCGTAACGAAAGTATCGCAAGAAGAAACCGAAAAGATGGAAGAACTGCTCATTAAAATGGAATCGAATGAATTAAATTATCACGATTTTATTGAACAGTGCAGAAAACATTGTCCAAATATAGACCCCCATTCATATATTGATGCACAATCAGGTTATAATACAATCTATTGACATTATGAATAAACGGTAGTATATTTGGATTGTGGGTTAAGTTGCTCTGAATTTTGGTCGCATCCCAAATTTACGACAGTGTATTAACACCGCCGCTTAACCCACATTCTTCCCCCCTTTCCACATTACAGAACTGTGAAGCCAGTATTAATAAAACCGAATACGTGTAGCTAATAGAGGAAACACTCCGTAGGCAATAAAGCCGGACCAGTTCTGTATAATCTTAATTAATAAATAAGGAGAAACTGTTATGATGACAGTACCACAAAAAAAGTATTTTTGTAAAAGGATTGATGAAATCACTGAACAGAAAGTAAATGATTTAAAAGACACTACAGGTATGACCAACAAAGCAATAGCTCAAATGGGTCTAGCAAAAGGTGAAGTAATGTACCCTCAAGAAATAGCAAAAGTATGGGAAGCTATAGATTTAATTTTAGCAGATGGCAAAGAAGGATACGGCTGGGGAAGTTCAGAAAACTTAGGTACTATAGAAATATCAGCTATGTTAAAAGGATTCAGTGACTTTAAAACAGAGTTACAGAATGAAATCACGGCTGAAAATAATGCAATTTGTGAACAGCGTAATGAACTTTATAAAGAAGCTACACGCATAAAAGACGTTGCTATGTTCGGTTCAGAGGAAGCGGCACACGCAATGTTGAAGGAGTTTGTTGAATGGCAAATAAAATAAAAACAAGATTTCTTAGAAATAAGGACTTAATTCCATTGACACACTTAAATGAAGTGTCAGTAGTAGGGTTAGGTGGCATTGGCTCATTCTTAATACAAGGATTAGCTATGATGGGATGGCACAAAGTTATAGGTTATGATGGTGACATCATAGAAGACCATAACTTAAGTACCACAGCTTATCCACTTGATGAAAGTGGCAATGCTAAACGTGACTCAGCTCAAGGGCTGTTTCAACGGTACTCGGAAGACTGGCAGGAGTTTGTACCAAAAGAACATTTTGGTGTAGATGACAAAGTCACTTCTAAAATGATAGTATGCACCGATGATATGGAATCAAGAAAGATGGTTTATACTCGATGGCTCGAAGTGAGTCACGAAGAAAGAGCTTTCTTAATTGACCTCCGTATGGGTGCAACAAGTGTAGAAATGGTAACGTGCACTACAGATATGTCTCAAAACTATCTGTCCACTTGGGCACCCACGCATACTATCCCTGCCGCACCTTGTAGTATGAAGCACACTGTGTTTGCTACAAACCATATTGTATCATTAGGACTAGCACAAATGTATAATGTAGTTGCAGGTCTTGCATACTATGACTATATTTGGACCAGCCTGAACCCAAATATGGTAGAATTTGGTACTTTAATAACTCCAAACCTGAAGAAGGAGGTATCTATTGATACACGTACGGAAAGTGTCAACCGATTGGACAGCAATGCCCAGCGGACTGACATATTTAATCATAGGACAGCCTAAAACTGGTAAAACTACAGCAGTAAGTTCTTGGAGCCCATTAGGTCATAAAGGTGTCGTAATAATCGACACCGACCTTGGCTCTGATTTTGTAAACAAAGCTAACGTAGTTACTTGTACTAGTTTAAACGCTCCTATAAGAGCCGTTGAGAAAGACGGTAAGCAAATAGTCGAAGGTGGCAAACCTAAGACTGAAATAACACCACCTGAAGAACGAGGTTTTCGTTATCGGTCTGGTGACGAGAAAGGTCAACCTATGCCAGTATATTCTATGATAGAATGTTACAACTGGTTAGCTAAAGAATGGGATGACCTGCCTTATGACACTATAGTAATTGATACTATTGGCGAAGTTAACGGCTGGATAGAAAATGCTGTTATTAACGAGCTAGGTATTACTGCTATGGGCGAAGGTCAATGGGGTGCAGATTGGGGCAAAGCTAGACGTAAAAATCTAGATGTCATCAAACGATTCCAAGACCTTATGAAGAAAAAGGGAGGAAACCTTGTGTTAGTAAGCCATTCTAAAACATCACAGATGCAAGATGGAAAGGTTCAACTAGCACCGGAACTACCTCGTGGCTTAGGTTATTCATTAGCCGCTAAAGCTGACGTAATTGGTTATACAACTGCGTCAAAAGAAGATGGTAAGTACTATGTCTCGTTTGAGGCGTATGATGAAAGGGTAGTCGGTTCACGACTAAAACCCCTAGCTCAGAAGATACTCCCATTTGAGTATAGTGCTATATCTAATGAAATCCTAAAATACAAGGAGGAAGAATGAGTAATACAACTCGTTTTCGCCCTGACGGTTTAGAGGCTTCCACAGGAGGTGGAGGTTCTAAATGGTTAGGTTATTGTGCCGTTGGTATATTGGACTGGCAAGACAAATCATCTGATTTCGATTGGGCTGATGTGTATCTTGTTGGTACTTTAAAGGTATCTGATAGTCAATACACCCAAGAGTTTAAACTCGCAGGTTCATTTGACAAAGAACCCAATGGTAATATCAAAACCTGTACGTTACTAAAGAGGCTTTATTGGCTCTTCGATGCTATCGGATTCGATGGCGGACCTAACGTAACAGGCGAGATGGTAGACGCTGATGGTAATGCGATTGACTTAGTTAATCATTTTAACATCAATCACGTCACAGACCCTCTCAATCCAACATTGGATTATACTGCGTATATATACAAAGAACCCGGTCGTAAAGACCCTTCTAAGGCATATACAACTGTATTTCCAAAGTTAACTTCAAACACTGCTGAAGGTAAGAAAGACCTCGAAGGTTATATTAACTTTATGAAGTCTAAAAACCTTATCAAAGAGGTGCAAGAAGGGGTAGTGCCACCTGTTGCCAATGGTGGTATATCAACAACTAAAGACGACTCAATGCCGTTCTAATGTTTGTTGAAATGGCAATCGGGAGTCCCTCTAAACGAGGGGCTCTCGTTCCTTTAGATGATGTATGGGACATTGTTTATGAACAAGGGCAAGAACAGGCTATTTATAAATCTGTTTACCGATACGATGAAGAGGCTTTAGCGTTTATAAAAGCCAATGGTTCTATAAAGAACTTTCTCGGTACGAGATACATAAATACTGTGCCTATTGACATAGACAGAGGACAGGACTCAGATGAATACACGTTAGCTAGAACACAACAGATACTTAATTATATAAATAAGGAACTCTGTTTGAAAGATGGCAACTATGCTATATACTATAGTGGTACTGGTTATCACATAGATTTATCAGCAGAAGTATTTGGTTTTAAACCATCACCAGATTTACCATTTATTGTAAAAGCTACAATGATGAAACTGCTTGATGAGTTTGACCCTGACCCAGCTGTGTATACTAGAACTTCTATTATACGTATGCCTCATACACTTAATGTAAAATCATCGCTATACAAAGTACCTTTAACAACAGAAGAACTATTAACGTCACAATTTTCAGACATTGTTACTATTGCATCCGGTAGACGGCTTGACTTCGGTCAAAACGATTTATGGGGTGATGAGTCATTATCTGATAAGATTGTTACAGAGGTTCCTAAAGTTAGAAGTATGCAAAAGATTAACGAACCATCTAATGTAGTGCCCTGCGTACAAAAATTGTACAATGACGGACCTACCAAAGGCAATCGTAATCATACTTTGCTTCGCATAGCGTCACATTTTAGACGTAACGGAATACCTTCTGATGCTACAAAAGCATCTTTACTACATTGGAATGATAATCAGCTAAATCCACAAATAGTTATAGATAAAGTAGAATCTACATATAACTATGGATATAAATATGGTTGTCACGATGAGTTATTAGCAAAGGTATGTAACCCTAAATGTGTACATTACAAAAATAAGGACTATCTCGTGGAAATAAAAACAGCTAACGACCTGCAAAGTGAGTTAGAAGAAAGGCTAGAATCAGACTTTACTGGTAAGATGATAAATCTTGCTAGAATGTTTGGTTTAACAGATAGAGATTGTAATATATATCCGGGTGAACTGGTTACTATATTCGGTCCTACTGGTGCTAATAAAACAGCCTTAGCACAGAACATAGCATTAGGCTATGATTTTGCTAACGATGAGATTAAACAAGAATGGCAAATACCTACATTATTTCTATCTTTAGAACTTAGTGGTTGGTATATGCACAGACGTAATCAACAAATTGTTAGTGGAATGAGTAAAGACGATGTTACAGCGAACTATAAGTATGTCAGTGAAAACTATAATAAGTATTTACAGCATTTAAACATACAAACAGTCTCGCCTACTCCGGATATGATACAAAAGACTATACGTGACCTACAACCTAATTTAGTTGTAGTTGACTATATAGACTTAGTAGAAACACCCGGTAATATACGAGGAGAATACGAACAAGTGAGATACATATCTCATTATCTATCAAACCTAGCAGTCAATATGGATATTATAATAATACAAATATCTCAAGTAGCCAGAGAATACTCAAGAAATCAAATTCTTGATATATATGCTGGTAAAGGCTCAGGTGCTATAGAAAACGCTTCACGTAAAGTAATAGGTATAAATGGAAAGCAAGACTCCACGGATAAGACTGTTTCATTATTCAAAAACAGTGATGGTGATTTATTCGATGTCGAATTGAATTGGACACCATCCTTTAGATTACCAAGGAGGCACTAATGCCAGTTCCATTTAAAAAAGTCGTCAAAACGGAAGTTGAGCCAGAAATAAAGCTTAAACTTCAGAAACAAGCTCTAAAAAATAAACGCAGTATGCGTAAAGAATTAGAGCTAATCATCGAAAACGCAGTTACTAAGGATAAAGATGGCTAAAAAAACAACAAAAGAGCTGATAGGTGACTTTATTGATTTGGATATGCAATTACAATATGCAAATGAAGAAGAAGCCATTGTCTTAGAAAGTGCTATAGCAGTTACTAAAAAAGACATCAGCAGAAAGGTTGATGGTATTGACCATTTTATGGTTAACATTGACAGAAAAGTGCATTTAATAGATGCAGAAATCGAAGCGTTAAAGAAAGAACAGCTAAGATTATCAGTTCGCAGAAAAGCAACAGAGTCATTAAAGAAATACTTTAATGAAACACTGATACCTATGGTTATTCAGGAAGTTGGTACTGATGGTGTTTATGAAACAGACACTGCTAGATACAAACTTTATGAAACCTATGGTCCTGTTGCAATAACAAATGATGAGATACTTGATAACGAATACAAGTATATGGTAGAAGACTGGCGAATAGATAAAAAGTTAGTACGTAAACATCTAACGTCTGGAGTTGAAGTACCCGGTGCGACTATACAAAAAGTCAAACGAGTACGGAGGTCCTAATGGGTAAGCTTGTAGATATAGCTTTTCCCGTAGGTGGATTTATTATTACATTGCTTAGAATATTTCAGTTAAGTATTTTAACAAATAATAATTATCTAGACTTTAGTGTTTCTTTACATCGTTTTGGAATACACTTACACTTTGTTATGGAGGATAATAACAGATGCCTAGAAATAGAAAATCACAAAAAACAGTAATTCTGGAATTGCTAGAATCAGGTGTAAAAGTTACACCAATGATGGCTTTAAACAGATGTGGATGTTTTAGACTTGCCGCAGTAATACATAGTATTAGAGCGGATGGACATAAAGTAGTTATGGACAGAGTTAAAGCTCATACTGGTAATAAATATGCTGAGTACAGTTTAGCTTAGCATCGTCAACAATAATAGGGTAGTTTTTCCTCGGGCGTGGTTTCCCGGCAAAGGTTCCTTTTGACTACCCTATTATTTTAAATAAGGAGAAACAGATAATGCAACAAATGCAATTTTATTTTGAATCAATGATGGAGAACACAGTACCATTCTTACTAGCGTGGGAAGCGTATGTATTCTTTATGCTCATATTTTTCTTGAGTATAACCGTCAGACTTAACAGAATCGAGTACAAAATAGACCAAGCGGCAGGACGTAAGCCCCGCAAAGGTTTAATTAGTCGATTTATAACCATATGGAGAAGCATATGAAAAACCAACATAATGAGCATATCTCATTAAAAGGATTAATTGAGCTATACGAAGGCTTAATTAAATCAGGAAGGATTCCTGCTAACGGTGCTGGAGCTGTTAGATTGGAGCAATTACGTAACAAGCAGTTTAAACGGAAGAAATGGTTAGTGACGCCTTATGCAAAAAGAAAATGGCTCAACGCCCCAGCTTAATAAAGCTGAATTTCAAAAGGTACTAGAGCCGATACACAGAACGTATTGGCAAAAAGCATATAAAAAGTTATCTGCTAAAATGTCTAGCTTACGTGGTTCGCTCAAACGAAGAAGCGAACAATATGAGGTAGAGTTTAACATATCATCTCAAGAAATACGTGAGTTGTTTGTAGAAGTTTATGGACAGGGGTGCAAGTATTGTGACAAGCAATTAACCTTTAGAACGATTGCCTGTGACCATATAATACCTCTGTCTAAAAACGGAATATCTACAAAAGATAACTTGCAGTTAATTTGCAGGACTTGCAATACACGTAAAGGTCCTTTAGATGAATCAGACTTTAAAGTGCTAATACAACTAGTACAAGAATTACCAGATGAACTATCAACTTACGTAATGCGTAAACTTGCCAAAGGAGGCAGATATTGAAAATAATAACAATGAAAGAGGCTTCAAAGCCATTTACTAAAGAAGAAGAAAAAGAATATAGAAACCAAGAACGTGCATATAGGCGTGGTTATCGTCACGGTTATGACCAAGCTATAGATGATTCTCCGCAAGGAGCAATGAATCACTTGTTTAACTTCTTTAATAATAAGTTAATGCCTTGGAGTTACTTTAAAGACTCAAAAAGTAAATCAGGTCAAATAATGGTCTTACCACCACAAAGTGGAGCAGGTCAAAATGGGCATAAATGACCAAATAGTAAACCTTATTAAAGAAAGACTGGACAAAGGTTGGGTAGAATACAACCGAGAAGTTCCAATCAGAAGAGAACGAGGTTTATCAAACATAGAAGAAGCCGTTGATGAAGTATTAGACTTAGTGGTATATCTAACTGCCTACACATTAGAAATGAAAGCAGATAGAGAAGATAAAAAACCAGCTACAATGAGCGTATCAGATATGAGCCTTATATTAAGAGGTTTACACAGATTACACTCTGCCGCTTGGG